AAACGTCCTCGTAAATTCGAATTCAACAAAATTAAGGAAATGTTAGAAGCTGTTGAAGCCTTAAAAGGTCAGGAAGGTCTTTGCGTCTATTGCAACAAAGGTCAAGAGATTCGAAAGGTAAAATCTGCTTGGTATCTTAGCCTGCACCGTATGAAATCAGAATTAGGATCATATGAGCGCTTGGTTGATTTCTTTTTTCAGATTAACTGTCCTACATACCAAGACTTCTATAAGCATATCACAGATCATTTTGATTTTGAATTGGCAGAAACATATCGTGGTGATATGTCTCTTATCTGCGAGGGTATGAAAGAAGTACAACGTATTATATCATCTATGCAAAATAAAGTTGCACCATTACGTAAAACACCTCGAAAAGATGCTGCTACCGTGATATTACAAGCATATGGTACTACAAACCGAGCAGGTATGGCATTCACTTTACTTGATAACAAACCTTTAAAGCAAGACGATATCAAAAAACTTCTATACCAAGTTACAAAAAGTTAAATATATGGCAAAAATAACATCAAAACATACAGTCCGAACAGTAGGTGAATGTGTTAAGGCTTTATTAACATTTCCACAAGATTTGCCAATAGTAGATGAATTCGGCGATGTAGTACATCTTTGTATGATAAAACCAGAAGAAGATGAAGTCTTTAAAGATCCTCGCGGTGAAGTGTGTATTAATGAGTTTGACCCAGAATCTGAAGAAGATTAAACAATAAAACGCTTGTCTTATTTTTAAAATAGCGTACTATGTTTAAATGAAAAGCATCACATCTTGCGGATTTCTCATTCGAAGTGTTGACAAATATCTTTTATGTCATCCATCTAATCTTCGTGTTGGTTTATTAACCGGGGATAGAGGATGGGGATTACCGAAGGGTAAACTAGATGGTGAGGATGTATCCATGATTGATTGCGCTATCAGAGAGGTGCGCGAGGAAACAAGTCTCAATCTTTTAGGATTTCCATTATCTGCTACACTAACAAATGATCCTATTTTTGTTACATCATATCTAACACGCTTCCAGGGTGAACGTGTTTCAAAAACAATTCATGTATTTTTTGCTCATGATATTGATGGTGTTTTACAAAAACAGAAACTATCATGCCCTTCTCTAATTGAGGGTACAAATATCCCTGAAATGGATGATTTTCGATGGGTAACTAAAGAAGAAGCAAAAAAGATTTGTGCGAGAAGCCTAAAAGACCTTTTTGAAAATGTCGAAGAATATACAAAATGATATAAAAGTAGTCGCTCAATATTTGGGTGGCTCAAATCTATACGGACTTAATACTCCAACAAGTGATGAAGACATACGATATGTCTTTGTTAATACTGATGTTGGTCAAGTTCTTGGTTTAGATCGGTTTGAGCATCTCGATAAGCGTACTAAAGATGAAGATTCTTTTGGTATGGAACTGCGTGGATTTTTTAGCCTTCTTCGAAAAACTAATACCCAAGTAATGGAGGTATTATATGCACCACCTAGTGCCTTTACAGTTCTTGACCCAAAATTTAAAACTCTTGTTCTTGATGAATATACAAAATTTATCGATAGTGATCGCTTTTTTAAATCACTTTGTGGTTATATATTCACAGAGCGCCGCCTTGCATTAGGTGAGCGTGCAGGTCAAATTGGTGGAAAACGATACGAAGCGGTAGAAAAATACGGCTATTCTCCAAAGAATATGGTACAACTATATCGACTAGCATATGCTGGTATAGAATTTTTTAGAAGTGGTATATTTCCAACTAATATAAAGACATATAACGAAGATATTTGGAAACGTCTAATGTCTATAAAGACGGAACCGTGGCTATATAATCCTGAACAACTTGTAGCAGAAACTAAAGTTCTTGAGGATGTATTAATAACCGCGCATAACAATACAAAAATCCAATATATTTTTGATATAGAATACGCTAATAAGGTTTGCGCAATTTTCTATAAAGAATTCCTTGTAAATTATTTTAACATCTATAACATATAATCATGAGTACACAACAGATTGAAATCACACAGATTGAAGACGCTATTGATAGAGCTTTGGAAGAAGCTATTGTCGATTTGGTAATTGAAGATACTTCAACTGCTGCCAGTATCAAGAAGAGTATTTTCGAAAAGCTTCGTGCTGCTATTGAAGAAGCTACTGAAGATGATGAGGTTCCTGTAGGTGAAGACATTACAGAGACTGAGACTGATGAGAAGCCACCGAAGCAAAAGAAACAATATATTATCGTAGTCTCTGATCCTGATAAACAAATTACACAAGAACTCACTGGATGGGTTATTCAGATTCCAGAGGAAGAGTCTATTTTGAGCGTTAGAGATAATATCCATAAGTCCCTCTATGATTTTAACGCATCGCGTCGTGGCCGTAAGTTACCCGTTGAGACTATCGGTGAAGGTTTTGAGAGCGTCCCTGGTAAGGCATTTAAGAATTATGGTATCAATGTGAAAACTAAAACTCCGGTTTTTGTGGTAACAACTGATAACATTCTTCCCAAGGTAGCCAAGTCTTGATAGTATACATGAAAACTCTTTACATTGCTATTGGTGTTTCTGGTTCTGGTAAATCTACATTTGCTGAGCGACTAGCAAAGCATCTCAATATTCCTCGCATTTCATCTGATGAAATTCGTGGAGAACTATGTAATGGCGATCAAACAGATCAGTCAAAAAATGGTTTAGTGTTTAAGATTTTTCATGAACGACTGGAGAAAGTGCTTGAGACTGGTAGTGTCGTAGCAGATGCAACCAATGTCAAACAACATGATCGTAATGTGCTCCGCAAATTTGCTATAAAACACGGCGCACATATCATTGCTATCGTAATGAACCTCACAAAAGAGGAATGTCATACCAATAATAAAAATCGAGATAGAGTTGTTCCAGATTTTGTCATTGAGAAACAATGGACCAACTTTGAACAATATAACCCATCAGAATTTACAGAGCGCATAACAGTCAATTGGACACGAGGTGGTGTTACACACTCATATAATAATATGGCAGATTCTATGTCAGTAGAACAATTTTTTGAATCATATGGCAAATCATAAAAAATACAAAATCAATGGTAAAGCCGTTGTACGTGCGGATAAAAGCACTAAAGCAACTGCAAAATCAACAACCACTACAGATGGTGGAGATGCAGAAGTATTGGCAAAAATCGAAGAACTGCATGTATTTCTTACACAAAGAGGTTTACCATATTTTATTGTATCACGTACACCTGAATCAAAAACACCAATCGCACGTTTTTCGTTTAATCACAAACATGATGATCCTGTTGGTACAAGAGAAAATGGTGAATATATTTTTACTGTTGCTGGTAATGCTATAGATCAATTAACACAAAGCCATATGCGCTTAGTTAAGTTTTACTAAAATGGAATCTCTTATTAAACCTATTAAACTTAACATTACCAAAGAACATAACATTTTTTTTACATCAGATACACACTTTAACCATAATAAAGAATTCTTGTATGTAAAACGCGGATATACAAACATATTCGAACATGATGCTGATATTATGAATCGATGGAATGCAAAGGTCACAAATAGTGATACTGTTATCCATTGCGGTGATGTTATGTTTGGTGAAGGTGGTCTTGATCGTATAACTAAGTATTTTGAAGCTTTAAACTTTAAAACTTTAGTTGTTTTACCAGGAAACCATCACGCTGGATTAAAACAATGGATTGATGCACACGGTAATGAACATATTTTAGGTGACAAAGAAATCTATATTGTTCCTAACTATATAGAACTTATTGTTTGTGGTCAGCCAATTGTTGTATGCCATTATCCAATTTCTTCGTGGAATGGTATGTCACACGGTTCTTGGTGTATTTGCGGTCACTGCCATGGATCATTTCCTGGTTCTCAGTTAGAGAATAAAGAGGGAAAGATTCTAGATGTCGGAATCGAAGTGGTTAAAGAACCGTTATCGTTTAGTGAAATTAAGACGATTATGGATACTAAATGTATTAGACTTGTTGATCATCACAACTCTAGTACTAGTACTGCATTCTAGTTTGAACGCTGTGTTAGTGCTATGCTCTTCTCTATAACATAGCACTAATACTTCTATATTGAACATTAATACTCACCATACGGATCTGTATTAACTCTCTCAGCCCCATAATTGAAATTACCTCTTGATGCTTCTGTAGCATTGTCAGTATATAACTTTGGACTGCTTGCTGATAGTTCCGTGCTTTGTGTAATACCGCTACGAGCATTATCATATACTTGGTCATTCTTTGCTTCTTTCTTAGCACCATGTTCAAAGCTATAATCATATCTAGTACCTTTGATCATCCAAACATAATGACCCATTAATTGATTAGTAGCATTAATAGCTTCATCATCACGTTCTGTCACTTCATATACCTGACCTTCACGACCACCAGGACGATCAGAGCCATATTCTTTTAAGAATATAAGGTCTCCGCTTTTTGGTTCAGCATCTACACCAAAAATTTCATGATATGTAGTAATATGTACAAATATTGTTATATCTGCTGTTGATGTAATACCAAATTTGGATAATAATATACTATCATTAGATACATCAGCCACAACAAACATTTCTTTAGGATCTGCATATTTGGCTGTAGGATGTTCACCAAATAAGAAATCATGCGCTGATAGGGAATATCCATGAACATAATAATCCACCTTCATGCCATACATTCTAATTTGTTCTTCCCACCAACCATCATATAACAACCGTTCGTTATCATTTTTTTGCTTATCTAGAAATCTTGGCTGATCTAGATAACATGACAGACCTGAAGTCATCGGATAAGTAGTTAGTTGACAGTATAACATTAAAAATATTTATGATAATTATGGATTTTGTTGCGTAAAATCGTAAATAATTAAAACTTACCAGATTATGAGCATTGAATTAAAAAGCTTTTCTGAATTGGGCGATGTATATACATCAAGCGTTCTCCTCAACGAAAATAAGAAGCCTGATGCAGATCTAGGTTTCTCTAAAGCCGGCAAGCAAAAGGGCGATGGTCCAGAAGCTTCTGCGGGTTTTAATAAAAAAGCATTGAAGGAAAAGAAGGGGCCTTCAAACAAACCGGAGAAAGCTCCCGTTGCAAAGGTAAATAAAGAATCTACAGAAACATCTAAGAACATGAATAAAAAATTATCATTCGACGAGCTCTATGAGCGGGCAATGAACGAAGGACCTGATAACGTAGTGCAACCTGTGGTTGACGATGAGGTCACTTCTATTGATCAGGGCGAAGGCGCCCCAGAGGCACCTTTCGGTGGTGAAGAAGAAGAAGTTGTTGCAGAAGATCCAAAAGAGTTGTTCGCACAACTTTGTGATCTAGTCGGCAAACTTAAAGAGTTCTACGGTATTGAAGATGAAGTTGAGGGCGAAGATGAAATCGAGTCTCCAGCAGGTGAGACAGACATCGAAGACCTTGGCGAAGCCGTAGATGCACCAGAATTACCAGACTCAAACGGTAAAGCACTTCAAGGCAAGAAAAACGACACTGGTGGTGTAAAGGTTGTTAAAGGCAAAGCAGCCACCGGCGATGTAAAGAATGAGCCACAAGCAAAAGCACTTGGTGATAAATCAGCACAATTCCAGAAGAAAGACAACAAGGTTGGCGGATCTGGCGCACAATCAAAAACAGGCGCAAGCGTGTTTGAAACTTCCTAAGGAGATATAATATGTTTACATTTGGTTTCATTGTTGGTGTATTAGTTGGTGTAGTTGTGGGTCTTTTAGTTGGCGCAAATAACGCGCGCAAGGTAAAAGCTATTGCAGCAGAAGAGCTTGCAAAAGCCAAAGCAGCTGCTGAAGCTGAACTTGCTAAACTAAAAGCAAAATTGACCAAATAATAGTCAATATACTCATTTAGCGAAAGGGAAAGCCACAAGCTTTCCCTTTTTTATTTTATATATCAAGTAAGTATATCTATGGACTTTCAGAATTTTTTTAATACATCATCAGATGTTGATCCCACAAAAAAACGAGGACCACACCATTTGAATTTAGGCAGAGGTTTAAATACCAAAAGAAAAAATCCAGGAATAGTTGCTAGAATGAATCAAATAGATTCATCAGAACATCCATTAATTAGGAGATTAAAAGGCATAGCGTCTGGTAAAGAATTTATTCATAATCCAAGTGATGCACAAAAAATTGCAAGTAAATACGGTATTAGTTTATCAAAAGTCCAACAAGGCAAGCCAAGAACTCTTGGTAATAAAACAGGCATCACTATTCAATTTGATCCATCATCTAAAAAATACGTATTGACCAAATAATGAAAGCAAATCGCGACGAATATTATCTTGGCAATGAAGGATTACCAACACCGGAAGCTACGTTTGATTGGACACCAGAAATGGTGTCTGAATTAGATAAATGTAGAAAATCTATACTCCAATTTTCAAAACATTTTACCATTGTTAATCTCGATGAGGGTAAAATAAAGATCGATCTACGTGACTATCAAAAACGCATACTTAAAGCACTACAAAAGAATCGTTTAAATATTGTTTTATCTTCGCGTCAAAGTGGTAAGACCACTTTGATAACTATATATGCTCTGTGGTTAGTTTGTTTTAAAAAAGACCAGCGTGTTCTAATTATTGCAAATAAAGAAAAAACAGCAATCCAGATCTTTCAGAGAATACGAATGGCCTATGAAAAACTACCCAACTATATTAAAGCTGGTGTAGCAAAATATTCTACAACAGGCTTAACACTAGCCAACGGTTCAAGTATTGGTATTAGCACTACATCAAGTGATGCAGCTCGTGGTGATTCTGTAAATTGTTTGTTGTTGGATGAAGGTGCACATATTCAAGAACATATCATGGAAGATTTTTGGAGATCTGTATATCCTGTCATATCTTCATCAAAAACAGCTAAGATTGTTATGGTTAGTACAGCCAACGGAACTAATAATAAATTCTTTCAGCTTTATACAGAAGCAACTACAGATAAAAATAGTCCATGGCATGCTGAACGTGTTGATTGGTGGGAAATACCAGATAGAGATGAAGCATGGAAAGAACGCAATATTAAAGAAATGGGATCAAAAGAAGCATTCGATCAAGAATTTGGTAACATGTTTATTGGAAATGGTCAAGCAGCTATTGATGGTGCATATCTTGAAGAGCTTCGCGCTATTAATAGAGATCCGATATTAGTAAGTGATGACGGAAAATATAAGATGTGGGATGAATACGAAGACGGTCATCTATACTCAATCGGTGTTGATGTTGCAGAAGGTATAGGATTAGCAAATACTGTTACCCAAGTTATTGATATTACAGATCTTACCGATATAAAACAGGTAGCAATGTACACAGATAATACATTAGATCCATTTCACTACTCTGTAAAACTTAACGAAATTGCAAAACAGTGGGCATCTCCACCATTACTAATAGAACGTAATGGTCCTGGTGGTCAACTTATTGATGCAATGATACACACACATGAATATGAACAAATTGTAAGTTATATCCCAAGTATGGGAAAACAAAAAGAATCTGTTACGCCACGATTGGGTATTTTTTCTCATACTAATTCTAAATTTAACGGTGTATCAAATATGAGATATTGGATGAATACATTAAAAGCTGTTAAGATATATGATAAAGACACTATAAAAGAATTTACAACATATATTAGACAACCAAATGGTGTATGGAAGAAACAACCAGGTGAAGGTATATTAGATGATCGAGTAGAATCATATATGTGGGCTTTGTTTATATTAGAGCCTAGTATTGCACAAAAATATTATGAAATAGCAGAGGTTGATGACCAAGGAAGACCTAAAAAATTGGTTAACCCTGTTTATTATACACCACCTGATGCAAAGGTAACAAACGGTATGTATGAATCAAGAGACTCTCACAGTAATGCATTACCTACACTATTTCCTATAAATAGTAATTATGATGAAGTTCTTGACCTAGAAATGCAAGGATGGAGACCACTATAATGGACGAAACAGCTACACCACAATCAGTTCTTAATAAAGTTAGTGTTGATAAGTTTTTACTTGTTTTAAATTTACCACCTATACTCAAAACCATCGATAATCGCAGCTCACGAGACAAAAATAAAGTCAATCTTGACTCTATTCAATTCTCCGTAGAAGGATCAATAGTACCGGAAATATCTATACCAAATATCACGATTCCGTTTGCTGGGCAAAACCTTGAGGTCACTTCTTATAGCAGAGAGGCATATCAAAAAAACAACATAAATTTTACAATTGATAATAGGTTTAACAATTATTGGATATTATGGAAATGGTTAAACATTCTTAATGATTCTAAAATAGGCTTATTCAATCAAGACAATCTTCCAGATCCTAGTGTTATAGCATCACTACACAACTATCAGACAGACATGTCGATCTTTTCACTAGACGAGTATAACAATAAAATAATGGAGTTTAAGTATCATAAAGCATTTATTACAAAATTGGGTGGCATACAATATCACTATCAACAAAGTAACCAAATAGTATCATCTTTTGAATTTGCATATAGCCAGCTTCATTTGGAAATGTTATAACACCAGGCATCATAATTAATATTTGTAGCAAGATACATAAACGGCTCTGAGAAATCGTAAATAATAATAGAATAAACAACTTTAGCCATATGCCAACACGTACTATACAAAGCCCCGGCGTTGAAATCAACGAGATTGACCTTAGCCTTAATCAGCAACTACCTACAGGTACTAATGTCCTTCTTGTTGGATACGCACAGCAAGGTCCAAATGACGAAATTCTAAGTGTTTCAACGCTTGGCGATTTTGAGCAGATTTACGGCACACCAACAAATGCAGCAGAGCGATATTTATATCATTCTGCAAAGCAAGTGTTTAATAGCCCAGCAAACGTCTTCGTAGGAAAGCTTCCATATGGTGAAGATAACGGTGACGGTTTCGGTAACAACTATTCAGCATTAGTTTATCCAGTTCTTGCAATACCGCTTTCAGCGTCAATATCAACACCTGATGTTGTTGCACAAACCGGTACATTATTGACACAAGCATCAGCTTATTATTTTGGTGAACCAACACATATCACCATGACGGATGCTGTCTATAATGACATCATCGCTGGTAATTTTACATGGTCAAATACTGTTGGACTTAGTTCAACAGCATTTATTGATAATGATGTATCTTCATTAGGTACAGCTGGTTTGATTGTTATCAATAAAGCAAAATTAGCAGTCAACGAAAGTTTTGAAGGTTATTATATTGCATTAGCAGATAATTCGAATTTCAATCCTGCAACAGAGTTTAATGCAGTAGAATCTGTTTATTCTATTGATGAAGAATATCCTTCAGGTTTTGTATCTGTACCTTCTACGCGTTTCGGTTTTGAACTTACATCACCTGCTGTAAACAACATCGCATACAAGAGCGGTTCTGTTTCAGAAGAGATTGAAAATATTCCAACATTTAACATCGCTGGTAATTCTTTCCGCGATACTTTAACAGTTGGTGTTTATAAGCTTCGTCCTTCAATTTTTTCACGTAATGTAACTACATTGGAAAGTGTATTACAAGAAGGGTTTGTTGGTTCATTCAACGCACAACGCAAACTTCAAGATATTAATGGTGGTTCACCTAAGAGCTTCTTTATTCAGGATGTTGTAAATTCTGGATCAAATGATATTGTTGTATTAGTTAACCCAAATATTTCTACAAAGAATGTTTGGTCAGACAGTACAGGCGATAACGAGAACCCAATTCGTGGTGTTAATGTCTTCAAAGATACTACAAGCGTAGATGCAACACATGCTCCATATCTTTCAGCCGCACAATCATATGGTTGGTTAGCTGCAGCAAACAACCTTTACACATTCAGTGTATTTACACCTGCAGTTGGCGAGCTTGGCTCAAAGAACATTGGTAATATTCCACAAAAACTTGATCGTGTTCTTCGTTTAGCTGATAATCCAGATACTTTACCACTCGATGTTACAATTGATGCTGGTTTGTCAACAATTTGGAGTATAATGGATTCATCTGTATTAACAAATGCATCACTTTCTTCAAAGGGTATTTACGATGATGAAATGTATGTTGATGTTAGCTCATTAAGCAGCACAGACGGATCAAACCCAACAGGTTTATTATATAGCGGATGGAAAACAGTAACAGATGCATTTGATACATTCGCACGCGTTACACGTAAAGATCACGTATTTATATCTGATCCATTACGTCATATCTTTGTTCAGGGTAAAGCCTCAAAGATTCTTGATAACAAGTCTAATAACTTCTCGCAAAATGTATATTGGCCAATACGTAATCTGTATGCTGGTGTCAATACCAACTACTCTATTGCATATGCAAACTGGGCTCGCACATATGATAGCTCAAGCGACACAAACGTTTGGGTTCCATTCAGTGGTTATTTAGCTGGTGTGTTTGCAACAACAGATAATCAGGTAGCACCTTGGTCAGCACCGGCAGGATTAAATCGTGGTATCTTGAGCAATTTGGTTGATATCGCAGTTAATCCAAATCAGAAACAGCGCGATCTGTTATACAAGATCAACTTAAATCCAATCGTATTCTTCCCTCGTGATGGTTTCACCGTTATGGGTCAGAAGACACTACAAGTAAAACCAAGTGCGTTTGATCGTATCAATGTTCGTCGCTTGTTCTTATTCCTTGAAAAGGCTGTTCTCAATCCAACCAAGTATTTTGTATTTGAGCCAAATACAGTATTTACAAGGTCACGTTTGGTTAACACAATCACACCAGTGTTTGAGTTGGCTAAGAATACAGAGGGTCTTTACGATTATTTGATAATCGCAGATGAACGCAATAATACCCCGGATGTAATTGATAGAAATGAATTAAAGGTTGATATTTATGTTAAGCCTGTTCGTACTGCTGAGTTCATACAAGTGAACTTTTATGCCACCCGCAGTGGTCAGGACTTTAATGAGCTAATTTAATTAAAGAATATCTAAAATCAACGCGAGACTTTGTTAGGTCTCGCGTTTTTTGTTGATATTGTTGCAATACAACATATAATTTCGCTTAGATATGGATATAATAGACGAAATAAAACAACAACTATACACAAAAAACGGAAAACTAAATTCGGCTATTTTTCGTCGTAGTTGGTTTAAAGATTCTGAGTTGTTTAAGAATATTTGTACGCAAACTTCATTCTTGCCGGCAGCTGCACGGTTATCAGAAAGAATATATTGTGTATTACATAATATCAAAACAGTACAAATATGTCCATACTGCGGTAAACATGTATTGTGTAGTGCATATCATGATAAGGGATACAGACCAACATGCGATAATAATAAATGTAAACGATTACATAATGCCGACTGGAAATCACCATCACATAAACAACGTGAGACACACAAAAACGCAATTAACTGTTTCAAAACAACTTATACCAATAAACGCTATAAACTTATAAACGCTGATATTGTCAAACAATATATTAGAGAACGTATAAAAGTTACAGATTATGGTACAAAACATAGTCTAACAGATATATACCAGTTACATAGTAATACAGATATATTATGCTCAATACTTTATTATACTAAGAATATACCAATAAATTTTAAAGATCTTTGTTGGAGTGAAAGAATGTTTCATATACATACAGATTTAAAGCAAAAACCAAAATGTATAATTTGCGGTAAAAATGAAACAGCTTATAGGAATTTCAAAATAGGGTATAGTCAATGTTGTTCTGTAAAATGTACGAATATTCTAGCACCACAAAAACATATAGAGTATCATTTACAAAATATAATACCATTAATAAAATTACAAGGATTTACATGTATAGATACAAACAACTATAAAGGGTTAAGTAATAGTAAAATTAAACTTAAATGTGATAAATGTGGCAACATATTAGACAAACAATTGAATAATGGCGGGTGGCAAGACATTTACTGTACTGGATGCCACGGTGGCACAGGCACATCAAAAGGTGAACAAAATCTTTATGAATATATCAAATCATTATATAGTGGTAACATTCTTTCAAGAGCAAGGCCATTTCAAAAACCGCACAAGCAAAAAGAGATAGATATATACCTTCCTGATATTAATTTTGGTATTGAATATAATGGGATTTTCTGGCATTCTTATGGTATAACAAACGGTATTGGCAATAATCTACATAAAGAGAATAAATTAAAACATCAAATTAAGGCTGATATATGTGACAACCTTAACACAGCATTATTCACTATTTTTGAGAGTGAATGGCGTAATCCAAATAAACAGAAGATTTGGAAATCTTATATTAAACACAAATTGGGATTAAACCAAAAAATATGTGCGGATGATTGTAATATACAAATAGTAAACACCGAGCCAAAAAATATTTTTCTTTTACAAAATGATCTAGACTCTATAGACGATTGTGATACCAATTACGGATTATATCACAACGATGAGTTAATTTTCTTAATATCTTTTTTCAGAGTACAAGATAATAAATGGATGATATCGAGAATTTGTAATAAACTTAACTTTGATATAGTCGACGGAATCACAAAGATCCTGCAATATTTTATAGAACAAATGCACCCAGATACTATTAACATTTCAGTCAACAAACGATATTCTTTATATAATATGCAAAAATATGGATTTGTTGATGTGTTCAATACACCCCCAAGTTGTATTCTTTTAAAAGGATTAACACATTATGATGTATCAGATAATACAGCTACTGAAATAGAAGATATGATAAAGGATGGATACAGAAGAATTTGGGATTGTGGCAATACAATATATCAACTAGATCAACCTAAATAAATAACAGAATGAGTAACCACCTTTTAGAAGAAACATATGATATTATGCGGGGTGTATCACCGATAGATCCTTTATTAACAGAATCTCCGGATCCCGAACAAATTTGGTTAGAGAAAAATATTATTACACCACTCTCAACACTTATAAGTGTTATTAGTACTTCAAGAGGTACACTTCCTACATATCTGTCAAGAGAAAAAGTCAAACTCGATATGTCAAAACTTGAAAAGATGAAACAGTCATATTTAGATATATGGCATGGAATTGAGGATGTTAAGACTAGTAATTTAAGTCATCCAAATAACATACCAACACCACAAACAGGTCTTCCATCAATTACCCCAAATAAAATATAAATAGTTAAACAATATACGTAAATAATAATATGAGCCAGACAATCCAAGACTTTTATAAAGTGGCGCAGGAACGCGATTTCGCACGTGATTTCATGCTTCGTGTTCGTGCTATAGGTGATAACCGTTTTGATGAGAAAGATTTTGTTTATATTAAAACAGCAATTCTTCCATCACGCTCTATCGCTAATCAGCAAGTTCCTTATATGGGACTAAACTTTAACGTACCAGGCACAGCAAATTATGAAGGTAGTGATGCATGGGCTGTTAAGTTTCATGCAGACCGTGACGGTTTAATTCGTGAGCGTCTTGAAGCATGGCAGAAAGAGATTTTTGATGACGCAACAAGCACAGGCAACCTTGCAGTAAAGGGTATCGATAAAGTTATTCAATTAGACCTAGTTGATGACAAATTAAACGTTCTCAATACATATAAACTATTTGGTGTGTATATTGTTAAGATGGGCGATATCTCATACGACATCCAAGGAAATGGTAAGACTCTTGAATATGATGCAACACTTGCATATCACTTCTGGCGCCACACCAAAACAGCATCAGCTTAATATATAGTCTTTCTTTAAGAAGCCTTCTGTATAAGTAATACAGAAGGCTTTTTTATTTATAATGGGACAAGGAATACAAGACTTTTACACTACTGCGCAAAAATTTAACTTTGCGAGAGATTATCAATTTCGTGTGACACAACTAGGTGATTTTACACCCGATGATAACACAGATCTTGGTGAATTGCTTATATATGCACGAACAGCATCTATACCAAAACGTACAATTCAAACAGGTAATGTAGGATTTAAAGGATTTAAATTTAATGTACCGTTACAGGTTGAATATGAGAGCGGATCATGGCCATTAACATTTTATTGTGATCAACCATATGCTATACGTAATGCATTAGAAAAAATACAGAAAGATGATTTTGACGAGCATACAATGCGAAGCATATTAAAATCGAGAATGTTACAACTTAATCTCTTGGATGATTCTTTAACTACAATAGCAATATACAGATTATATGGTTGGTTTGTTCAAAATATAGGTGAAATTAAATATGATTTGGGTGGTAATGGTGCACCTAATAGTTTTGATATTAATCTTACATACCAGTATTGGACATCAGAAATAATATCATCCACTACATCTAAACCAAAACCAGGTTTATTGCAAGTTATTGGTGGTAAAATTCAATCTGTTGGCAACGTTGTTAAGTCTATCAAAAATGTTGGAAGTATACTAAGAGGGTAACTATAAATATTAATATGGGTCAAGGCATACAAGATTTCTATTATAACGCACAAAACAGAGGTTTCGCAAGAGACTATCAGCTTCGTGTTGCGCAAATTGGTGGCACCATCTTCAACGATTCTGATTTAGTGTTTATTAAGACTGCTACACTACCTTCAAGAAAAATACAAGTACATCAAGTACCATTTCAAGGTTTACAATTTAATCTACCAGGCGCAGCAATGTATGATGGCAGTAGTAATTGGCAGGTAACATTTCATGCGACACAAGATTTTGGTATTCGTCAAGAACTTGAAAGATTATCTCTCGAAACGATGGATGAACAGAAAAAAGGTCCTATCGGTCGTGGTGGTGTAGGAGATTTAAGTCTACCAGGCAACGAAAGGCGCATACAACTAGATTTAGTTAACGATAAACTGCAGATCATTAGAACATACTATCTCATTGGTTGTTTCGTTGTTGACATAGGTGAAATCGCATACGATTTAACAGGTAACGGTAAGCCATTAGAAATTAAAGCAACACTTGCATATCAATACTGGTCACGTTCTCCTATCAATCTTGAAGGTGGTTTGTTTGGTGGTATCGCGAGCGCGATGAGCAAAATTAGCAATGTTACTGGTGCTATTGGCGGATTATCACGAGGCATCGGTTCGATATTTAATCCATAATGCCTGACAATCTTACAATTGGACCTGGGAGTGAAAAATCTCAAATTCAGAGTTTTCATGATTTTCTTCTTTCGGGTATTGGTAATATACCATTAGCATCGCAATGGGTTATCCAGATTGATAAATTACCAGCAGTACTTGATAATAATTTAAGCTCTCCAAATGTGGATAGTCTTGAAGCATATAACTGGTTTGTAGATGGAAGAGCAAAAGCTTTAAAAAAAGCAATTTCGGATGGTGTGTTTATTGATAAGGGTGTATGTATATTCGCTCAAGGTGTTCAAACACCCCAAGAATCTTTACGTATAGATAGAATTGGTCCCAATGATGAATTTCATGGTGGTTTGCTTGGTGCACCTGTATCTAAAGGTAGAGATACACTCCAAGAATTAAACATAGCTTTTCTTGAAACAAATTACTCATTTTTGGATTTTATTGTTCGTCCATGGATTATATATGGAGGTCATTATGGTTTAATGGCCCGCAAACCAGATGATCCAAAAAATATTAAAACAACCATTCAGATATATTTTTATGATCGTGGTGGTTTTGGTACACCAAAGATACGAAAAAAGTTTAGATTTTATAATGTAGTACCTACAAGAGTTGAGGGTATAATCTCAACATGGGATGATACAGATGTTAAAAAGGTTTATACCTCTTGGACATATAGTCATTATGATGTGGCAGCAGAAAATATAACAGATGTTCTTGCTGGTATAGAAAAAAATAGTGTAATGAATAGGCAACTAGAATTCAAAGCACCTACAATGACACTACCAACAGAGAGTATGGGTTCTGGTGCACTATCTAAATCTTTTAGTATAAAACCGATAAGTAATCTTGGATCACAAAGCGGTTCGATTGTTGGTGGATCATATAGTAGTGCATTTGGTGGTGGATAAAGTATATATTATCATATGCTGCAGCACTTCTATTTTGGGGTGTTTATACCTTCTCTAAATCGTAAGGTATACTTCAAAGAATTAAATATTAGACAGTTAAAAAACATTGTTAAAACTATTCTCAACAATGACGATGTTGCGTTGGTATATGCATTTAATGATTTAATTAGAGAGAACTGTAAAGAAAATATAGATGTGTTGGATATAACAATATTAGACAGATTTTTAATTTTGCTTAATATGCGTATTGTTAGTGTTGGTAATATACAAACAGTTCAACTAACCTGTGATGAAACACAAAAACCATACGAAATAATTGTTGACTATAATCAATTAGTAGACAATATAGCATCGATTGAATTTGATGATATTGTAAATGTTACCAATGAAAATATTACAATTGAATATGGCATACCTCTAGCGTTTCGTGTACCAGAACAATTTATATATGATACATCACATGTTGATATGGTTGCTAGATCTATTCGCCATATTAAAATTGGAGATATAGAATATGATTTATCAACACTAGATTTTTTTGAAATAAATCGTATAATAGAAAAGCTTCCTATTATTTTCTCTACAGATATTCAGAAATACTTAGATACGCAAGAGATAAAAAGCAACACGGTAAATTTTATCACAACAATAAACCCACATACAACAAAAAAGATAGAACAATCAATGTCACTATCAGATAATATTTTAACCAGAATACTAAAAATTGCGTATAACTGTGATTTACACGGACTTTACAAAGGTATCTATTATATGGTAAATGTATTAAAATTTACACCAGAATATGTAGAGACCCTTACACCAAACGAAAAACAACTTTATTGGTCTTATTATCTATCTGATGAGGCAGCAAAGGAAAAAAAGGAAAAAAATTCCAATAATGAACCCCAGATGCGTGATGCAACCGGAGACTTTTTAAACGACATTCAAAATAATTAAAATGAGCACAGACAAAACACCAACAAATGTTAGAAACATTCTCGACGCTATTGATGCAGCCAACAAACAAGTTGGCTATGATATATGGATTCCATCACTGAATAAAAATATTCAATTTAGTGGTATAACCACAGGGCAGCAAAAACAGATGATTCGTGCTCTGGTTGACAATCCTATATATCGCACAAACTTTATCATCGCAATGTATGACATCATTAAAAATAATTGCATTGATAAGTCTGTTAATGTAAATGATTTGTTTATTGATGATAAAATTGCAATAGCCCTACAGCTGCGTAATTCTTCTGTTGGTAATATCGTGAAAGTACAAGATGGTGATGTTAATTACACTGTGGATCTAAACAATATAGATTATAAATCCAAGTTTACACATTCATCTGATTTATTTAACCAGCATGAATTTAAAACAGATAAATTCTCTGTTATCTGCCAAGCTCCAACAATTTTGCGTGAAGTACAACTCGAAAAAGAAGTAAGAATTAAATTAGACTCTTCAAAGATGGAAACATATGAAGATGTTCGTAATGTATTAAGTGATGCATATATTGGTGAACTAGCAAAACATCTATCAGCAGTACAAGTGGTTGATCATGGTGGTATCAATCTTACCAACGTTGACTTTAAGACCATATATAGTGTTGTAGAAAAACTTCCAACCCAGCTAATAAAAGATGTTATTACATACATGGAACAGATACAACAATATGTTGTATCATTGACTACTATTAAAGGTAAAGATGATAGTGGTACAGAAATCGATGTTGAAATAACTATCGATGCTGCGTTCTTTACAGGGAAATGATTAAGTCCGTGGCCCCTAAGTATAGAATATGGCAGAGAAAGTAACAGCAAGGGCGGATAAAAAAATAGACGAAATTATAGCCCAATTTGTTGATGCGAAATATGTTAACCAGCGAATGGATAGCATATTTAAACCTGTTGTTGCTAGAATCCAGAAAGATACCACAAAGAAAGATTTTACACTTTTTTCTCTGTTTTTTGGTAAAGATGAAATTGATGATATAAAGAAACACGTCAAACAGGCTATTGCATCTATCACAAAAAATATTAAACCAAAGGATGTTTTAGATGTTCAGGTTATAAATAAAATTGTTGGTCAGCCAAAGAGTAAAGTTGTTGCTGCTCCTATAACCCAAAGTAAGCCAAAAGGTAAAGCTGCTGCGCCTATAATTATCAATACAAAGGGTGTAGAAAAAAAGTCATCTACAAAGGATATCTTTGAGGCCAACAAAACTATCAATGTTAAAATTGTTGGTGTAGATAAGAGTGTATTGGGTTTACTTAAAGGTTTGTACACTGTTAAAGGTGAAGTAACAAAGGAACCAACAGTCGCTAATAAATCTAGCGGCTTACTTGAAAAACTTATTCTAGCAGCATTATCTGGCTTTACAGCTGCTAAATTTCTAGCTGCTGCTTGGGGTGACCAAGGACCAATGCGAGGTGCCATGAAACTAATCGGTAATGTACTAACTCGTACAGCTGCGTTTCTGTTCCAAAGCATAATGAGTAGTATCAAAGGTTTTGTATCACCAATATTAAAAGGTCTTGTAAAAAAGTTTGGTGCAGATTCGTTGATAGGAAAGGTTAGTAAATTTTTGGAAGCTCCTATTAAAAACATTGCAGAAATGGGTGGTAAACTAATATCAAAAATTGGTAAAGTCCTAATCGATGGTATTGCTAAAATTTCACCGGCAGCAGCAAAAAGTATAGGAAAATTGGGTGGCGGATTAACCAAACTTTTAGGACCTGTTGGTAAATTCTTATTCAAACGACTTAAATTTATCCCAATCATCGGTACACTGATGAGTCTTGGTTTTGGTATCAAGCGAATGATTGATGGCGATTACATAGGTGGTATTATTGAGGTTGTTGGTGGATTACTTGGTTTAATTGATTTGGCTGCTCCTGGTGTAGGAACAGCGTTAAATCTTGCTGTTGATGTATTTCTCGCAGGTCGCGATATAAAATATGGTGGTATCGAAAACATCAAAAAAGGTGCAGGAAATCAATGGATCGGAAATTTTGCAAAGGCTTTGATCGATACAGGACCAATTCGCTGGTTGCGTACAATTGGTGAATCTCTTGGTATGATGATGTCTGGCGAATTTACAGATGGTTTTATTAAGTTTGTAAACACTGTTGGTGGTATACCTGGTGCAGATTTTGTTTTAGGTTTATTCGGTGTGAATAAAAACCCAGAAGGCAAGCTTATAGGTAAAGAGGGTAAAAACGTTATAGATATGATAAAGAACGAAATCGTTGATAAAATTGAATCTATCTATAAATGGGGTAAAGGTCTTTTAGGTAAGGTGCGAAACTTTTTTGGACTAGGTGGTAAAGCTGATGAGAATATAACTGACTCTCATAAATCCATGGCGCTTCGTTCGCAAATTGTTGAACTAAAAACAAAAGAAGCTGAAGAATTATCAAAAGCATATGCATCCGAAGCAACACGCCAGCGTAGATTAAATGAATTTGCAACAGAGCGCGCGGCACTTGAAGTACAATTAAACAGTTTATCTGATAAGATTCGTAAAAGTAGAAATATTACAGCTTCGATGCAGGTTGCAATACCAGCAACTAATGAAGATGCTATTCCATCCGATACTGCTGTTAATGTAATATCAACAACTACACCCGATCGTGTTGAGGATGTTCGCCAAGCAGCAATCAAAGTAGCACAAGATGATCATAATACTGAAGTTGTTGATGCAATTAAAGAACTCAACGAAACACAGAAAATAAAGGTTAATGCACAAGCATTAGACAAAAAAGAAAAATCATCAATGAGTGTAATTAATGCTACAAACACAACAGCTAGAACTGATACACATGTTAATGTAGATACTGCTCGTGATTCAATTTTCGTTACAAGAGATAATCTTAGAAACTATCTTCTAGGACAAAGATTAATGGTTTAATATGGCTAATACTTTCAATTTATTTAAACAAGAAACTGCTGAAAATAATTCTAAATGGCAGGGAGCTCCAAAACTGCGCCCAAAAAATGGTACAACGGTTGTTGATATTCTTGGTGATTATAGTTGGACAGCATCACCAAAAGGTGCACGTAAAGATATACCAGAAATCAATTTTGAAGAATATGAATTAGATCTATCCTCGTTAATTACTAGCGCGCTTTATAAACTGCGAGGCGGTATTGAAAATGTTACAGCGTTTAGCTCAGAGATGAATACAATCATTGACAAAATTACCAAATTGGATAGTGCAAAAGGTACAAATGTCAAACCCCTAGAGGATACTCTTAAATCAGCTTCAAGTAATGAGCTCAATCCATATGCTGGTATGTATGCAGCTTCACCTACAGGGTGGACATATAGAGCACCATATCTTGAAGAACTAAACCAGGGTATAAACAATCAATGGGGTGACGATCAATGCAATACATTTAATAGTGCTGGTGGCGCTGCACTTAAAGGTATTATGGATACTGTAGAGAATTATGTCAATACAGTAAATCTTGCTAATATAACTGCACCAGGCTCATATGCTGAGAAAGTTAAATTTTTCAATCCAGGTACATCAAGTAGCTATTCTGTAAGATTTCCACTACTCAATACATTAGATTATAACGACATTGTAAAAAATTGGGAATTGTGTTATCTTCTTACCTATCAAAATTTGCCAAATAGACGCAGTGTTAATTTATTAGATCCACCAGCAATCTATCGAGTAACTATACCAGGTATTAGACAGTCACCCGTTTCATATATTAGTAATCTATCAATACAACATGTTGGTAATATTAGAAATGTGGAAATAAATGGTATGATGAAGCCAATACCAGAAGCATACATGGTTAATATTACATTTCAAGATTTGTTACTCAATTCAAGAAATCTTTTTAAATATGCTTTAGACGGACAACAAGTTGTTGCAACGATTGCACCATCTAAAGCCGCTAATCCTGTGGTTAGCTCTGTTACACCAATTAGAACACCATAATACAATGGACGGTAAAAATCAAAACGATATTGATGTATTGCCTAAGCTCAATGCATTTAGTTACGAAAATCTCTTTAAAGTCTATCAAGACAGTAGTGATAAACCATATTATTATAATATAATTAACACAGTTGCACTTCCTGCAGACATGGATCCTGCTATTTATTATGAATATCAGGTACCTAGTTCGTTTATGTCGTGGACTAATATTTCTTATAAAATGTATGGTACAATTAAACTTTGGTGGATACTTTGTCTTGCTAATAATATTAGCGATCCAACAAGCTTCCCAGAAGCAGGAACAAAACTAAAGATTATTCGTACCGAATATGTAAGAGAAGTTCTTTCAGCAATTAAACAAAGCGCTTAATTATATAAATGGGATTAAAGAACGAAACATCATACATTCGACTCAACGACCAAGATTTTGAATTCATGGTTGGTGTAACGAATCAAATAGACGATTTAGCACCGATTAACAAGCCTGCGATTACGCGCTTAGTTATCGAGGAGGATTTTCGTCAATGGTGGACAAAAGGTTTTCTAATATTTGATAATAAGCATAACGCTTTTGAACGTCCAAAAAGTGATGACCAAGATGAATCTTTTACCTATAAATTTCGTAATGATGGTAAAGATCTTTTGATATTTCGTCTTCGCCCTATTATGGCAGGACAACCATCAGACCTTTTAAGAGATGATATATGGAACATGGAATATGTTTTTGCTATATATGATATTCAAGATATTCCTGATGGTGTTAACGCAGATGCCAAATATAAGAAACTTTTCTTTTGGGATTATGATTATCAGTTAATGTTACAGAAATCTATAAATTGGTCAACAGCAGAAGTTGAACCTTCTGTATCTAGTAAACCATCCCAAGATGTAGATGAAAAACGACAAGTATTAGTTGGTGATGCTATAAAAAGTCTACTAACAAAAGTGTTAGATCAGAAACCACAAGTATATGGTGATGTATGGGATCGTGGTTCTGCAAAGATACAATATAGTACACATGCAGGTGAAAATTCGGTTGATTGTCTTGACTATTTAATAAAGAAACAAACAGGCGCTATAAACAATGACCCATGTTTCTTAAATCGAGAACGATTTTCAAAAAAATGGGTATTGCAATCTCTAACACACATTTTTTCAAAAGCAGTTGAAGGCACGGGTCCTGGTGAATATCAATTAGAACATTTCTTTATTGATAGTCTTTCAGAGATGGAGGCATCTTTTAGTCAAGATAATAAAGAAGTAATCAAAAATCCTTCACCATACAAAACACCAATACTACCAAAAAATAAAATATCATTTGAACGCAACATCCAATTGCGTGATTATAGTATTATCAAATCTCACGAATTGGTAGATATGGCTGCAATGGATAATATGTTTGCTATTACAAACATGCCTGCATATAGTAATAGCCTACGCGATAAACAATTCAATCTAGATTTTGAAGATAATGATGTTGTCAATATTAAAGACTTTTTTAGACGCAACTATACAGATAAATTAAAACATGCAGGTTGTGATCCTGATCCACTCTTTACACTAAACAAGTTAAAAAACGATGCGTTAACTATTAATAATATATATTCTTTAGGATATACCGCAACAGAAAGACTTGCAGATAGTCGCAACGAAATTCTTAAATCAGCTCTTTTACTCAATCAATGTATCGTATTTCGTGTAAAGGGAATGTCTTTTAGAACTAGTGGTAAATTTATAGGTATTGATCGTGAGATTGGAGCAACACAAAATGAATTTGATAATAAACTTTGTGGTCAATGGTTTGTAATTAATGTTAAGCATATTATGGTAGATGAAGCATATATAAATGAAATCACTGCTGTGAAAGTACATGCTAGTAACCCACTTAATATTAATACCGTCGAGAAATATACACCAACAATATAATGGCTACAATAAATAAAACAACCCAGCCATTTGATGCAGAAATTACACTACAAAGTGGTTCTGCATATCCATCACTATCTGCACAGACTACAATTTTTAAAAATTGGCAAAATACGTTTGTAACAGAAAATCCTATTGCTGCACAAGTTGCATTCTTTAAGGATCTTGCATCAAAGGTATCAGATGGTACACTCTCTACAGAATTTTATCAATATTGGTATGATCTTCAAAGAGCAGCACATCCTGTTGTTGTATCATCGATATCAGCAGCGGCTGTACCTGAGTTCAAACCAATTAATGAAAGTGTTGGTACATTATGGTATGCGCAACCAGACAGCGCCACAACAAATATTAATGCTTTGGCTGGTACATCACTAAAACCATACCCATCCAATATACAAAGCTTATTACCATCAGGTGTTAAGGATATTATAGATGCTGCATATAAAACAACCAATAGTATATTTGCAATAAATGTGGCCAACATACAAACAGATTCGAGTGCTGCTCCTACAGCAGCACATGGAGTTAGCTTAGTGAAGGATACTATAGCAAACACACGCAATACACAATCAAAGACAGAAATTCAAACAAAACTCGAGGACAAATACGCTAAAGCTCTTGATCTAGTTGAAATCAAAAACACATTTAGTGGTGATATTAATACCCAATTAGATAATTTTACAGACACTGTTGAAAATATTACAATATCTGTTGATGCCTTGACCAATAAGATTGAACCAACATTGTCTACACTAAAGACTACCTCACTACAAGCAACATGAAACAATATGACGGCAATTATCTGGGTATAATTATTTCCAATTCTGATCCTGAACAAAGGGCTAGATGCAAAATTTGGATACCGCATATATCTGCGGTAATCACAGAAAAATGGAATAAGCAAAAGAAAAATAAGAAGTTTCGTTTTCCTGGTAAGAATCTTAAAAGCGATTTAACTATTGATATAATGGATGAACTGAAACAAGTTCTTCCATGGGCAGAATATTGTGCACCATCAATTGGCGCAACCGGTAGTGGTAGATATAACGCATTTAATGATACAGCCACAGTATCAGATGCTAATGTTGTATCAACTACACCTATAGCAGATTCAACACTAGCAAAATATAAACTCAACCCTGATGGTAATGGCGAAAAAATTGGTAAACTTTATGAGGCGAAAGATAGCAGGATAAGTGATGCGTTTATTGATACAGCATCAGCTCAAAGCAAACATCTTAATCGTTACGGCAATAATTATGCACCATCCAATTATTCCAACGCAGCAAAAGGATCGTTTGCTATACCTAATGTAGGTAGTCATGTATGGGTATTCTTCCGCGAGGGAAATCCACACTTTCCTGTATATTTTGGTGCAAGTTTTGGTCAAGAAGATTTTAGAGGTATTTTTAATACTGATGGTACAATTGCACAAGACTATCCACAAAGTTCAGAAAATAAGTCAAGAGCTGATATAGGTGACGAGATAATAGACAACAGCATATACCGTAACAAATATGTGTTTAATCAAAAGGGTGGTGCTATAGAAATCATAAACACTGATAATCGCGAGGCTTTCAATTTAATCCATTATAGCGGTTCATTCTTAGGGTTTAATAATAAAACAACTACATTATTTTCTTCAAATAATTTTCAATCATTGATACTCGGTAATGCGTTTGAGACGTTTCGTCGTAATAAAAGTTTATATGTTGCTGCAGATCATGATAATATTATAAAAGGTGATCAGCTGGTTAAAATTGGTAATCTTAATCTTACAGCGCTACAAAACTGGTATAATACATATAAACAGATCCACGATCTCAAAAAACTATTTGAAATCCAGCGTGTAGAACAATCAGGAAGTTTTGCTACAATTTCTCATCTAGGTAATAGTATACAATCATTCTCAACACAAGATGGTACATGGTCTACACAAACATCTAAAAATAATATTGTTGACTTAATTAAGAATAATACTACAACATTGGCAGATATTGAAGCCAGTATGGAACATGGTGGCAATCTTATCCAAACCATCAGTAAACATAAAATTGAAGTTATTGGATTGTTATTAAATGACTATGATAGTTATAGGGTTGATGCTGTAGGCAAACTAAGTGATTATGCAACTACTATAGCAGATACCGGTGTTTATGCCGAAAAGGCAGCTTCACCATTGGTTGAATATGTAGATGCAGAAAATTATCCTGTTGGTAGTTTTACACAAATGATTGCAAATAAATACAAAGCAATCGTAGGTTCGGGTGGATATGAAATGAAGACTACAGGTCCAATTGATATTAGTGGTACTATTGTAAATCTTGTAGGAAATCAACTTAATGTTGCAGCAAAAAATGAATTGACAATTGATGGTGGTAAACGTCTAAATCTTGTTGCTGATATAATTACACTCTCACAACGATCGGGAAAACAGGTTAATATACCAACAAACTTTGGTGTTGGTAAAAATGCTGTAATCAAAGGTGGTGCACATGTTGAAGGTGAATTAAGTGTTGAACATTTAACAGGCCCTGTAGAATGGCAAGTTACAGAACCTACACATATTAAGACTACAATGACTATTAAAAATGTGGTCATTACCGGTGTAACACAGGCAGATGGTGCAAATAAGGATATCAGTACAGGTACAATGACAGGCGAGATTGAATTAGATATCGATCACACGCATTACTTTAAGAATATCGCGTTATCATTACTTGCTGATGAAACAGCTGTACGAAATGATGCTGCATCTAAAGTCAATGCTGATGCTGCATCAGCAAGAGGTCACAAAGATGTTACGGATGGTAAACGAGGTGGTGGTGCAATGCGACCAGCACAAGTTGTTAATGGTCCTAATAATAACGACTACGGTGACGGCTCAAACCCAAGCGATTAATTCACTCAACACCAAGTAACTCAATCCACCGCTTGCCGGCGACCCATAGCAACGGAGCGTAGTGGCGATTCGCCAGCACAGCCGCAATCGGATCGTCTTTCGTGGAAACCATGAATCCCAGCTATGCCGAAGCACGCTGGG